TGAAGATAATTGAAAACAGTTGTTGACGATCAGTCAAATATCTGTCATTATGTATCCAGTCGAGAGGGAATAAGCCCAATCGCAACCAACACTACAATGACCTACACCAACAGAATCGAGTTCAAAGACGGAAGCAGACATGAATCAGAGTATCAAACGCGAGATTACGAAGTTTCCGATTCTGAGTTTCAGTCGTGGACTGAAGAATACCGTGGCTTGTTTAAGTCAATCATCATGTATTGCAACGGCACTTGCGTTCAAGTCGAGTTTGAATAACCCAACCAACACCAACACTACAATGAAAATAATACTTACCGATGAACAAACACAAGGATACCAAGAATGCATGTCTGAAGAGGGACGCGTTTTCAACAGTGGCAAAATCAGAGTAGGTTGGACTCAGACAAGGGGAGGATACGCTATATTTGTCAGTGGCAGAATGGAGGGTCAGCTTTTTAACAACCAGCAAGACGCTATTGATTACCTCAGCGAAACTCACAACATTGAAATCTAATCCCCAATCGCAACCAACTCCACAACCTGCCCTCTGTCATGAGGGCGGGCTTTCTGGGTGTATGAAAACACTACAACTACTCGCAGACCTAATCGGAGCATTGCTCCTCATCGGGGGCTTCTTTGCCCTCTACTATGTAATCGTCCCAACCTTCTAACACTACAATGAAGACAGCAATGATCATCTGGCTAAGTATCGTCTTGGCACTAATGCTACTACTGCCCACTGGTGCAGCAATATTCGTGGGGGTTGCATTCGTTATACTTCCTCTCACGCTAACAATAATGCTCACGGTAATCGTGGGTCTAATCCAAAAGAAATAACACTATGACAACAACAACAAAAACGAGCATCAAGCTCATAATCATCATGCTGGCAGTATTAGCTGGCTTCGCAACTGGACACCAAGTAACGCAGACCATGTGGGAGCGTGCTGTCATCACCAACCTTAAGTAACAATGATTGAGCTACTATTATTCCTAGCCGCCATCCAGATCACAATGTTTCTGGTCATCTCACTACTTAAACTAACAGATTAATGAACCTACAAACAATTATATTTGACGAACACGACCGCATTATCCAGATCAATGGCTACCTCATCGTGGGGCAGCGTGGCATGAGGGACATGTATGGACAGTTGGAGACTCCAGACGATCCAGACGAGGTAGAGATCGAGTCAGCCTTCCTTGGTGACAAGGAGATTGAACTAACAGAAGAACAGACCGAGTGGGCTATCGAAGCCCTCTGGGATGAAGCAAGCAGCTATCGAAGCCCTCTGGGATGAAGCAAGCATATCATGAAAAATAGAAAACAGACGACCACGATACTGGCGGCTTTAGCATACTTGTTAGATCGCCAGAACCTAACACAAGACCAGCTACATGACTTGGTCATAAAGACGATGGAGGAGGTAGGGAAGTGATGTGGATACTAATTATTATATCTATCATCTGCGTAATACCCATCACCGCGCTAACCGTGGCTATGATTATAGCCAAGGACGCTCACAAAGAATATGAAGACGACAAATACTACTAACATGACACATAAACAATACCTAAAGCTGGGTCTCAAGACCCTACGAGAAGTTTACGCACTGGAGCGGCTAATGGAGGAGGATCTAACAATCTCCCAGATAGCTTTCGAGGGTCTATCAAAGGTTAGCCTAACGGCTATCATCGACAGGTTCGAGGAGCTTAACTTAGCCAAGCGAGTGCCAAGCAAGCTGGATAGACGCAAGACTATCATTACCCTAACTGATCACGGTCGCGATGTCCTTCTACGCTAAGACACCAGCATGGAATAGAGGTCAAGCAGTGGAGGCAGAGTTTGAGACTCTGCTGAAGCTGCGAGATCCAGAGGCACGGCGAGCAACTCAGCAGGAGCAGTTCGACCATATTGACTTCATCACAAGCTTCGGCACGTTTGATGTGAAGGCACTGGGGCGAGTTAGCCGTGGTGACACCGACACACAGGACGAACGGAGGTGGCTTGAGCTTAACAACGTGGCTGGTCGAGTTGGCTGGCTGCTGGCTGAGAAGCTGGACTACCTAGCGTTTGAGCGGCTGGATGACTTCCTCATCGTCAAGCGTGAGGATCTCAAGGAGTTGGCTAAGAGCCTGTGCCAGTTTGAGTATGTTGACTGCCCACTAGATGCACTCTACAATCTATACCAGCGCAGGGGGCGGAAGGATCTTCTAACAGTTATCCGCACGGATGACATGTTGGTGCTGGATCACAGGGTGTGGCTTAAGCATTGACTTGTTAGGTATAAAAACTATACTGTTAAGTTATGAACCCGAAGCAAAGGAAGTTCTGTAAGCTCTACCTACAAGGCATACCTGCTGGTCGTGCTTACGAGCAAGCTGGCTACGAGCAGAGGGGTGGCAACGCAGACATGGCGGCTAGTAGAATGCTGGCAAGTAATGACAAGGTTAAGAAACATATCAAATCAATGAACGAGAAGACCGACAAGAGCACGATACTGTCCATCACAGAGCGTAAGGAGCTATTGACAAGGATAGCGTTGCGACAGGAGGGTGAGTCGCCCAGTGACGCTATACGAGCCAGTGCAGAGCTGTCCAAGATGGATGGTGCTTACGAGCCACAGAAGCAGGAGGTAGACCTCAACATCATCATAGGTGGCGATGCCAACAGTTAACCTAGAGATAAAGCCACGCGCACCGTTCCGTGAGTTTCTCAACTGCAAAAAGCGTTGGTTGACGATTGTTGCACACCGTAGGGCAGGGAAGACAGTGGCAGTTATTCAGAAGCTGATACTGGAGGCTCTAACACATAAGCGCAAGGGCATGAAGACTGCGCCACTGCGCTACTTTTACTGTTGTCCAACACTCTCCCAAGCAAAAAGCGTAGCGTGGACGTATCTAATCAATTTCACGGCAGACATTCCTAACGTGGTCGCTAATCATAGTGAGCTACGTATCACGTTCCCTAACGGCGCAGAGATACGCTTACTGAGCGCAGACAATGCAGACAGAGCTAGGGGCCTATATGCTGATGGGGTAGTGCTTGATGAGGTGGACAATATCAATCCTGCCCACATTAATTACGTTTTTATGCCGTGCCTGTTAGATTACAGGGGATGGCTAATTCAAATGGGGACACCTGCTGGCAAGAGCAATCTTTACAAGGGGCTGCAATCAGCCAAGGAGAATAAGGACAGGCACTACTCACTCACCCTCAAAGCCAGTGAGAGCGGTCTAGTAGCTCAAGAGGATCTTGATGAGATCAGATCACGCATTGGTGAGGATGCCTACCAGCAGGAGATGGAGTGTAACTTCAACGTGGCACGGGCTGGAGCTATCTATTCTAAAGAGATCAACGAGGCGAGAGATCAAGGACGCATACTAGACTTTAGCAACGATGGTGGTCAGCTTACACACACATCATGGGATCTCGGCTCGCCCGAAAATACGGTTTGTATTTACTGGCAGCGTGATCAGCATAATCTAACATACAAGGTGATTGACTGTGACTTTAATCTTAACATGACGACAGCAGAGCGTGTATCACACATGATACACAAGGGCTACAATTATGGTCAACATTTTCTCCCACATGACGGTCGCACCAGAGGTGCTGACAACATGAGCTTCCAAGCCAAGCTGTTTGACGCAGGGCTAAAGAACGTGGTCGTGCTACCTAATGCTGGCTTTGGGGCTGAGGAGAAGCGCATACGATCAATGAAGGATATGTTTGGGTCTGTGTTCTTCCATGAGCGTGTGGACGTTGAGGATGGGCTGATTGATGCACTGGAGAACTACCACAACCGTGAGGACAAGAAGGACGGTCGTGTGACAAATGTTGTCGTCCATGACTGGTGTTCACACTTCGCTGATGCATTTGGCTATTGGGGTGAAGCTCTCAAGAACGGACTGGTTATGGGTAGCATGACTCCTAAAGCGTTAGGACGAGCCAAGGCGAGCTTCGGCAAGTCTCTCTAGGTGCTTGACACATTGTTAGATTTTGGTTAGTATGACTCCCATCATGGGATCTAAACCTAAAGCACCTAAGCCAGCAGCTCCACAAGCACAACTCGTAGACCTAGAGACAGACTCCGAGGGTGGAGCATCTAACTTTGAGAAGGAACTCAAGAAGAAGCGAGCCAAGGCACAGACACAATTTGCTGGCGAGACTGGTGGATACGGCGGCAACACTAACTTAGGTTAATGACAGGCGACTACGTCATCAGTAGGCGTGACGCTCTACGCCAATACAGGACTCCGCATGAGTCTCTGTGGGACGAGATAGCAGAGCTGTCCATGCCCCGCAAGATCACTGACAGCAGTCACGGGAGCTTCCCGACGCTAATCAACAGTGCAGAGCTTCATGACAGCACTCTAAGGATCTCATGCCTTCAACTGGCTAATGGGTTCTGTTCACTGGTCACTCCACGCGAGGAGGTCTGGCACTCACTCACACCACCTAAGGGGCTGGAGGACAATGATGCAGCCATCAAGTTTTATCGTGAATGCTCAGAGGAGATCACGTATCGGTTAGATCAATCTAACTTCTACACATCGATTCAAGAGACATACCTTGAGCGAGCAGCATTCGGCACAGCATGTGACTTCAGCGAGTGGGACGAGGACTATGGTCAGCTCAACTTCCGTAACCTCAACGTAGGCAGCTACTACATCGGACAAGATCACCGTGGTCGTGCCAGTGAGGTTATCTACGAGGCAAGCTACACAGCAGCACAGGCAGCTACCGAGTTTGGCATTGAGAATCTATCAGACAAGCTTCAGAAGGAGGTCAAAGACCCCAAGAAGAATGACTTACATGTCTTCATCATGATGGTTGAGAAGACCAAGCCATGGGACGAGGATCAAGACTTCCCGTTCTACATGTGCTGCATTGAGGAGGACAGTAAGAAGGTTGTCTCCAAGCAAGGGTATTACGAGATGCCAGCTCACGTTACTCGCTACCTCAAGTGGGGAACGTCACCATACGGTTTTGCACCTACATGGATAGCATTGCCAGAGGCACACAAGCTCTCACTGCTCCAGAAGCAGATGGATGTCCTAGCTGAGAAGGCTGCTAACCCACCTATACTCGCTCCTGCGAGCCTTGAAGGCGAAATAGGGGTAGGCGCACTGGATATCACCTACGTCAACGACATCGATCCTAATCGCTCACCACGGGAGTGGGCGACATCTGGCAGATATGATATCGGTCAAGACCGTATCGCTGAGAAGAAAAAGACCATTCAAGAGATTATGCATGGCGACCTGTTCAGACTGTTCGCACAGATTGATCGCACTATGACAGCAACGGAGGCTACTCTACGCGAGGCTGAGAAGGTGATGCAGTTTAGCCCTACATTCTCTGCCCTAACAAGCGAGTATCTCGACCCTAAGCTGATGCGTATCTTTGGCATCCTATGGAGACAGGGCAAGATGCCACAACCACCAGAGGAGCTAACCATGCTGCTAGGTGAGGGATCAGTCCCACTTCCACAGGTGGCTTATAACAACAGAATTTCACTGGCTATCAAAGCCAATCAGAACAGCAGCTACGCTGAATACATGGCAATCCAGACACCTCTAGCAGAGATGAATCCATCTATCTTGGATAACATGGACATGGACAGGACATTCAGAGACGGATGGCGTAATGCTGGTCTACCAGAGGATGGACTACTTAGAGAGATTGACGTAGAAGAAACACGACAAGCCCGTGCAGAAGCTCAACAGGCGCAGATGCAGATGGAGCAAGCCGCTCAAGCAGCAGCTATCGCCAAGGATGCTTCGGCAGCCAACGGTGGGCAGATGCCAGAGGCTATGGCTCAAGGAATGGGTGGATAACTTATGAGACAACTAAACGCACAGACGGCAAAGGCATGTGAGAAAGCTCTCAACACGCCAGAGGGCAAGATCCTAACGGAGTATCTAACACAATCTGTTGGACTCATTGAGAGGACATTCATACCAGACTCTAACGGAGTGGTAGATCCATACCGAGCTGCCATCAAGGACGGCGAGCGAGCAATCGTATCATTGCTAGTTAAACTACAAAAGGGACAGACACATGAGCGACAAGATTAGTTTAAGGGGCGGCAAGGTATACCGAGGTGACAAGCTGTTGGCTTGGTATGATGGCGATGAACTTAAGTTTAAGCACTGGAAGTTTAAGAAGCATAAGGCTGACATCGAAGACCTCAAACTGACCGCTGATGCACTTGCGGAGAATAACTCCACAATCACTGCAGATGACCCGCTAACCATATCATGTGACCTAGATGTTGGGTCAGACGATCCAGAACCACCAACACCACCAGAGCTAATCAAGATGGGTAAGAACGGTGCATGGTTCGGTGAGGAGCATCCATACGTTGTCGAGTGGCGCAAAGCCAACTGGTCTAAAGAATCTTTCGATAAGAAGTATGCCCATCAGTATGAGCAGCTATGTAACAACTACGATGCCGAGGGCATGAAGTATCAACCATAAAAACCATGAGCGAAGAAACAGCACAAGCACCAGCGACAGAGGCAGCAGCACCAGCAGCAGCACCAACCACAGAAGCAGCACCAGCAACGGAGGCTGCACCATCATCAACACAGTCAACTCCAGACATATTCTCTGGGCAGACTCAAGCCGCTCCGTCTAGAGACTTGATGAGCCAGTTGTATACGTCTGAGGGCAACCTAGCAGACAACTACACAGATCTTCTACGTGAGAATGGACTCAGCGAGCTAACCAACACCGTAGCCAAATACAAATCGCCAGAGGGTCTGCTCAAAGGGGCGGCTAACCTCATCAGCTTTGCAGGACGCAAGGTGGAAGGGGTGATCGTCCCTAACGAGGGCAGCACTGAGCAGGAGATCGCTGAGTATCGCCAAGCTATTGGTGTGCCAGAGTCACCTACAGCATACGACCTCCAACCAGAGAATCTGCCAGAGGGCATGGGATGGGACGATGGATTAGCTGAGAACTGGCAGAGTGCCTTCCATGAGGCTGGCATCTCCCAAGAGCAAGCACAGAAGCTTTCACAAGCGTATACCGACATCACTAACAATCAACTAACACAAGCCAACCAGACACTCCAGCTACAGTCTGAGAGCGAGATGGAGATGCAACGTGCCGAGCTACAGAAGCAGTGGGGCGACAAGTATGATACTAATCTACAGAATGCTGTTAACATGGCATCTACTATGGGCTTCGACCTTGAGAGTCAGCAGGACATGGCGGCTATCCGCAATCCTAAAGTCCTCAACATGATCTTAGCCAAGCATGACTCTCTGAAGGAGGGTAGTCTGCCAAGAGGAGGACAGCCTAACACGGGAACAGAGTCATTCCGCGACCAAGCCAATGCTCTCTATTCGAAGTATCCAAACATGATGACAGCCCCACACGATGTGAGGGCTAAGTATCAAGAGCTACGCAAGCTGTCCTCCATGCAGCCACAATAACTTTCGACTTAGGTCGCTGCCTCTCCTTGTGTTTTCGTGTCGTGTGTTTCGCATGGGGAGAGGCTAAATTAATTTGACAACACGCTGAAAACATATCATCCTTGCCACGCAGTCTATTTCTTTCTGCATAACGTATTGTTCATATTGGGAATCCCTCAAGGTGCTGTAGTGTCACCTTGGGGGATTTTTCTTATCACCATGACTCATCAACCATACTGCTATAAAGCCACATGCATCTCAGTGTATGATGGAGACAGTGTAACCTTGGACATATCGCTAGGATTCGATATAACCATGAAGCAGAAGGTAAGACTTCTCGGTATTGACACGCCAGAGATTAGGGGTAAGGAGAGATTGGATGGACTGATAGCGCGTGACAGGCTGAGAGAGTTGATTGATGGCAAAGACATCATCATAGTTACCCACAAGGATAGGGGTGGAAAATACGGGCGGCTATTAGCAACCATCTATCTTGATGGTGTTGATATCAATCAACAGTTAGTTGACGAGGGCTTGGCTGAAGTTTACAGCTAGTGGCTTGACAAACCTTGTTAGATGTGGTGTAATTGCGTGTCCCTAACGGATACCATTCTTTTTCTTAGCCAGTAGCTCTGGTTAGTTGAATGCCCAAGAGAGACTTGATACCAATATCAAGCGACCTGCTTCTAGCAGATACTCTGGCATGATCTTGGTCTAACAAACCAACAACAACAACAACTAACTAAACTAAAATTATGGCTATCACTAGCACAGTGCCAGACCACTTCCCTACTCTCTATCAAGATGAGTGGAGACTTGAAGTCCAGCAATTATCATCACGTTTGCAGGGACTCGTTCCTGTATACCCAGTAATGGGAGATAGCAGACGTTTCAACAAACTTGGCAAAATTAACAGCCAAGACATGACAGGACGCTTTCAAGACTCAGCACCCGCTGATGTCGATACTGAGATGCGTCATCTCTATGTAGGTTTCAAGACAGCAGAGAACTTTGTTTCTCGTGTTGACAGCATTCGCCTTGGCGAAATTGACTCACCTCACTCATCCATCATGAAGAGCCATATGGCTGCTGCTGGACGTGACCGTGACCAAGCTATCATCGACATGCTTGGCGGCAATGTATACGAAGGCAAGAATGGCACATCTACTGTGGCATTCAACACTTCTGATTACAGCATCGCTAAGACATACCAGTATGACGGCACTGTCGGCAACACTGGTCTTACCTATGACAAGATCGTCAACGCTCGCACCCGTCTGGGTCTCAAGAACGTTGCTGGACAAAATGTCGAAGGTGGTTCTCCGCTTGGCATGGTCATCACTCATAACGAGATCGAAGACCTGCTCCATGACGACAAGTTCATCAACCGTGACTACCGCGCCAAGCTTGAAGAAGCTCAGAGTGGTTCTATCGTTGATGCGTTTGGCTTCACCATCATCGCAGTTGATCCTGCCCTCATGCCTGTTGCGGCTAACACTCGTGCCTGTTACGCGTTCGCTAAGAACTGTGTAGCGTTTGGTTACGCAGAAGACCCACAAACATTTGTGGACACTTTGCCTACCAAGCGTCACGATGTTCAGATTCGTTCTGAGTGGGCATTCGGTGGCACTCGTCTTGATGACGAAGGCGTTATCCAGATCAACGTTCACCGTGCATAATTAACCTCTAACATAGAAATAATAATATTATGGCTACTACCAAATCAGACATTTATACGACTCAATCAGCCGCTACTGGCGACAACCGTGCAGACGGTCGTCTCCTCAGTGGTAAGGTTCGTCAAGCGCAAGCTGTTATCACTCTCCTTACAGGCGAGACTGACGCACACGTTTACAACCTTGTTGAGCTTCCCAAGGGAGCTTTGATTGATCCGTCTCAATCCTTTGTTCAAGCTGAGAATCCCGCAGGGACTCTTGTTGCTGACATCGGAGTGCCATCCGATCCAAATGCGTTGACCGCTGCTGCTCTCACTCTTTCGAGTGGAGGTAAAGTATTCTTCAACACATCTGTTGACGAAGTCCCTCTTTACGAGGTGGCAGACGGAGACGAACTTGTGAGCCTTACGGCTAACACGCTGACCACACCAACTAATGGTGCTCAGATCCGCGTTTGTATCACATACGTTGATCGTTACTAACAACTAAAATTGGGGTAGCGTGGGCATTGTTCTGCGCTACCCCTCTCTCTTTTCCAAATGACTAAGACCGAAATTGCCAACATTGCTTTAGCTAAGTTCCGCGAGGGACGCATCACGACTATCGAATCTACGACAGACCCAGTAGCGGTCGTCATGAATGATCAGTATGATCACGCACTAGAGCTTTTGTTAGAAGAGCATCGGTGGAACTTCGCAGCCAAGAGGGTTGCTCTAACAAAACTTAGCACTGCCCCACCATTCGGATGGGACAACCAATATGCTCTCCCTGCTGATCTAATCAGACTCAAGGACGTAAACGGAGAGGATGTCGAAGCCTCATCACAACTCTTCGAACTGGAGGCAAACAACCTTCTAACAAACGATGACACAGCAACGATTACATACGTTGCCAAGATCACCGACACCAATTTATACTCGCCTTCATTCGTGGAGGCACTCTCGTTTAAGCTCGCCAGCATCACATGTGGAAGACTCACGGGTGACACTGAGCTGGCTATCATGCTGGACAAGCAATACAACTATGCGTTGTCCAAGGCTATCCACAACGACACCAAGGCAAACGGCAGTAGGGACAAGAACCTAATGCAGAGAATGCTCAACTCTTCTGCCATCTTGGGTGGCAACAATCTAGGCAGTGGCACATCATACCCGCGCACTGGAGGCTCAAGCGGATCAGTAGCAGCACACAAGCACGAACTCACCGACCTACTCCAGACAACAGCCACAGACGGACAGACGATCATCTGGAACGACACTGAGGGCAAGTGGGAGGCTGGAGACGCGGCAGCAGGTGGTGACGTATCCACTGACACAATCTTTGACGCTGCTGGCGACCTTGTGGTTGGCACAGGAGCAGACACGGCAGCCAAGCTACCAATCGGAGCAGCGAACG